GGAACTGGAATATCCTTTAGGTATGATGGTTGTAGAGCAAAACCTAAATTAATTCCAGGTATCATTGCAGAGTTTGAGAAGAAATCTGCCTTTGGTACTTTTCTAATCGAAAATTTAAATCCAACTGGAGACAAATAGTTTCTGTTAGATAATTGCTTAGACCAAGGAGTTGTCATGAGTTTTAATTTTATTTAGATAAAAAAGGGGGGTCTTGCGACCCCCCAAAGAACCTTGTGAATGGATCACATAAGGTTGTCAACGCGAACTCTTCTGTAGTAGCGGTTTGCGTTAGCGAGTAGACGACCCGAACCCTGTGCAGTTCCCTCAGCAAATGGGTTAGCAACAATACCGTAACGGGTCTTGAAGCCAATCTTAGGCTGGAAGGAGTTCTCACCAACGGCACGAACCATTTGGAGAGGAACATATGGGCAATAGAAGAGACCAGCATCATAAGGGGAAGAACCCTTATAACCAACAACATAGTACTGGTTTGCTGATACGTTTGCCGAATATGGATCGATATAAACTCTGTACTTACCTTGGAGAACACCAGCAAAGGTATTGCCAGTATCATCAACATTGAGGTTAGCATTGAGTGCAGGGGTGTAATCCAGAACACCTGCCATCGTGAGAGCTGAAGCAACATCTGCAGAGCAGAGGATGGTGTTGCCCTTCCCTCTACGAGTTCTTTGTGCGATTGCGTTAGCGTCGCGCTCGATCTGGAAGAGTAGACCCTTGAACTTCTCAACTGACCAACGACCGTTGGAGTCAACATCGAGGTCGAAGATACCAGCAGTAGCAGTGTTAACTGCAGCGCCCTGCTCAGCAATCTTGTAGATGGTTCTGATAACTTCGCGGTTGATCTCAGCAAGAATCTCGGTTGAGAGAATATTTGCGAGTTCCGCTTCAGCGTTCAGACCATGGATTGCCTTGAGGTCTTGAGCAAGCTCTAGGGAGTACTCAGCCTTGAGTGCTCTTGACTTAGCGGTTACAGTGACTTTCTCGATCGAGAATGCCATCTGGTTGAAGTGATTACCTGCGCTGTCGCCAAGTGCTTCAGAGTCACCAGTAACCATACCCTGGCCAGTCTTATATGCAGAGGTTGTTGCAGATCCAACTGGGTTAAGTAGACCTGGGTTTGTGCCTTGTGCTGAGGAACCAGTAGTACCGAAACCAGCGGCAACATCGGTGAATCCAGCAGTAAGATCAAATCCAGCATCCTGAGCGGAGAACGAGGTATCTACTTCATCGAAGAAGGTCTCGGTGCCACTCTGGTTGGTGTAGCGTGAACGCATTGCGAAGATAAGTCCAGTAGGACCGTTCATTGGTTGAACGCCTGCGAGGTCATAAGCGACCAGGTTTGGCATTGAACGACGAATGAGCGAGATTAGAACGGGATCGAAACCTGCAACTGGACCAGTTGCGGTTGCGCCGCCGCCGAAAGCACCACTTGATCCAGCAGCATTTGCTGAGTTAGTTGGTGCCTCATAGAGGAATGAACGCTCTTCGTTTAAGAATTTCTCTTGGTTTTCTAGCAGGACTGCGGTTACCATTCTACGATGAGAATCCTTAATAGGATCTACACCATCATAATCTAGGAGTGGTGCCCACTTCTCCTGCAGATGTTCTGCATTGAACATTTGCATTTGATTTTACCTCTTTAAAAGTGTTTGCGGTTTATTTGTTATAATCTAAAAATCACTTTTTAGCGACTCTCTGAAGAGCAGAGAGATAATTATTCATGCTACCAGAAACTTCCTGGTCGAATGAGGCATTACCCTCTGAAATAAATTCAGAGTTGTCTCTTTGAGCACTAGTTTTTCTTGAAGGGAAGTATGCTTCTCTCAAGGTTACTAGTTTCTCACGATAGTCTGCTTCACTTTCAAACTCAACACTTTCAGACAGAGAAGCGAGTTTTTCTTTCTGAGTAACTGCTAGTCCCTCAGAAACTTCACCTAGGATTCCATCGGTAACAGACTCTGCTAGTCTCTTATTTAGAGCAATGTTTCTTTCGATTTGCTCGTTGAGTTTTTCTTCCATTTCATCAAGTTTATTTACCATGCTCTCAAGTACATCATATTTATCTTCAGGGATTGTTACATAATGTTCTTCAAAAAGACCCTTCATTCCAGCAAGGAATGATTCGGTCATTTCAGTCTTAAGTCCTTGCTCAACAGCAAGGGCATTTTCTTGTAACCACTCATCGGCTACATACTCAAGATATGAATCAACTCTTTCTGAGAGTTGAATCTTCATTTCTCCAAGTTCTTCTTGAAGAGCGGTTACATAATCTCCCTCTAGTTCTTCTCTAATTTGTGCAACTTTTGCATTGATTGCAGTTTCAAAGATAGTTCTTGCTTTCTCTTGGAATTCCTCAGAAAGTTCCTCACCAGATAGGAGAGCATTGACATCCTCTTCGATATCATACTCTTTTTTCTTATCACCTTCATCCTCTTCCTCATCTTCCTCTTCTTCATCCTCTTTTCCATTATCCTCTTCTTCTTTCTTTTCGGAAAGTTTTAATGCCTCTTCCATTTTCTTACGAAGAATTGATTTGGATTCGGTAACTTCCTCTTCCTCTTCTTCAACTTCTTCAGCATCTACTTCTTGAATGAGATCTTCGTCATCATCTTCAGTTTCTTCTTTAACTGCTCCAGGAGCAAGAGTATTCATTGAATCTGCTGCTTTTGCACCTTTGTTAACAACATCCTTAACTTGCTTTAGGGTTGCTCCTGGGGTCTTGAGTTTTGCAGAATCATCGTCTGATCTGTAATTTTCTGGTGTAGGTCCACCAAGATCTTCGTAAGAACCGGTTTGACCGGCAACTGCGCCAGGTGCCAACTTAGGCATTGCTTCTGCAGGTTTTGCTCCAGCATTAACAGCAGTTTTGGATTGAGTAGTGCCTACTTCCATTTCTTGTAAATTTTTACCACGGGACATTTGAACTCTCCGATTAACCTTTTTGTGTAGTTTTAATCTATATTTATTTATAAATTACAAATTTGATAAAAAGTCATTAAACAATTGGAGTTTGTGCTCCTCAAGTCTTTTTTGATCAATAAATGTATTTATTCTTCTTTTTGTTTGTATTGCTACTCTTTCTCTTAGGATACCCCCATCCCAAACCCATTCCTTTCCTTCCATAATTCCATCTACAAATGCATCTGGTGCAGAGGGGTCAGCAACAATATCAGCTGCGGTTGCTAGCATAAAGTCTTCACCGACAACATTGATACCCTCATTATTCAATTTTAAAGAACCAACACCACGAGAAGAAACTCCAAGTTTAACTCCTTCATTGATTAGAGACTTTGCAATTTTTCCCATTGGAGTCTCTAGAAGTTTTGCCTTTCCGTAGATGTCAGAACCTCTTCTTTCAAGAGTCACAATTTTATGTGAAACTCTGTCTAGATTGATTGTTGGTCCATCTGGATGACCAAGTTCTCCGAGAGCTCTTCCTTTATTAGTATAATTTTCATTATATCTTTCAACTTCACGACATAAAACTGAAATGGGATACATTCTTCCATTGCGGTTTTTAATATCACCTTGAAGGAAGATCCCCTCAATAAACATTGATTTCTTACCGTCTTTTTCTTCAACGATAAATTCTACAGATTCTAGTTCTTCTGTGATAAGTTTCATGATTCTTAGTTTGTAAATCCTACTTTAGTTGCTCTTACTGTATCTGCAGATGCAAAAATAACATCAGTAGATGCTTTTTGTAAAAATTCAACTTCTGCATTCGCCATAGTGAATGTATTAGTAGTTGCAGCTCCAACAGAAGTAGAGATACTAACTGTTGCTGCTGCTCCAGAACCATTATATAATCTTACACAAGTTGCCTCACTAATACTTGAGGCAGTACCTGGAGTTGTTGGCATTGCAACTTCTGTTGCGATTACTCTAGTTCTTTGCATTATTCGTCATCTTCGGTGGAATCTAAATCAGTGTTATCTCCCTCGTCAAACATAGAAGAAGCAACATGTGGTCTTACCGCATCTACTCTTTCAGAACTTTTAGAATAAAGAATTTCTTTAATTCTATCG